CTACTTAGAACATACTCCCTTCAACGCCTCCCAAGCCTTTTCGCTTTCAGACGCATTTTTGTTCTTCATCCACTTGCCATAGACACTAGCGATCATCAAAAAATTACTGTGTCCCATTTGCTGCGCTAGGTACGCAATGTTCACGTTCGCGTAGCTCAACATCCACGAAGCGTACGTGTGGCGCAGCTGGTAAACATTGCGGTAAGGAATGCCGGCACGAATACAAATATTCCTCCACATCTTATTAGGTGCCGTCTTACTAAAATAATCATAAGGCGTTTTAGCATTAAGGTTTTCAGTCGCCTTTGGGTTGAACACAAAGCGGATGTTATCTAAGCGAATCGTTTTATCGGCTAGCTCAACCTCATGCTCTTTTTGAGGATAGTGTGAGCTCAACTTCTTCTGCGCTTGCAAAGCCTCCAGTGCAGGAGGCATCAAATCGACAGTTCGTTCACGATCCGTTTTTGGTGTTTTCAACCCGCGAGATTCAAACGTTGCTCTGCGAATCGTCAGTACCTTGTTCTCAAAATCGACATCTTCCCAGGCTAACCCACAAATCTCACCCGTTCTCAGACCCGTGTAAGCGAGTAGGGTGATCATGTTTTTGTGTTGCTCTTGCATACAGGCATCAAGGGCTTTGTTTATCTCATCAATCGTGAATGGATTAATGTTACGTTCGGGTGTTTTAACACTTGGCATAAACTCCGAAAAGTTGCGATCGACATAACCCATTTTATGCAGCCAGCCAAAGAACGTATTGATGGCACGAAAATATGTGTTCAATGTTCTCGCGCCACGGCCTTTTATCAGTAGAGCGCGAAGCTCAGAAACCGATTCAGGGCTGAGTGTGCTGCAGCTCCGGTTAGCTCCATACGCGTTCTTAGTAATCTTAAACAAAGAGACGTACTTCTTGTATGTTGATGAGCGTAAGTCAGCCTGTTTCAGTTGTAGGTATTTATCGACCATTTCCCCAAACGTTCTAGATTGCGATTGCTCTGTTGCGTAAGGTGAATCAGGGAAGTGAGCCGCATAACGAAAAATACCAATCTTGATTTCATACATGATGGTTTCGCGTTTTTGTGCGGCAAACCTGACGTTCTGCTTGGTGGGAGAAAGGCCAAGAGTTTCACGACGTCTTTTGCCTTTATAAACAAAGTCGAGCCGTAAAGACTTACCATGGATCTCCACACCAGCAGGAAGTTTTACATTTTGGCTCGGTGCCATCGGTTCCATTCCTCAGTGTCTACCATCCATGTGCCGTTGATCTTACTCATCACAGTTGAAGGGTAGATCCCCTCGTTGGCTTTCTCGCGCAGTGTTTTGGTGCTTAGCCCGATAAGATCGGATGCTTGTTTTAGAGTCACGATGGATATTTTTGCAAGTTTAGGGTTTTGTGGGCGAATCATACTTGAACCTCGCTTTAAGAAGGTGATTGAATGTAATCCCCTGAATTACAGAGGAAGAACTAGCACTCATCCAAAAAGTTTTCGGGTTGACGAGTGATTTTAAGCTGTACTTGAATTCGGTCTTTCCCCGATAGCAGTGTGCCCAATAGCACCTCATTATCGGGATGGTTACCTTCAAACATTTCAACTAACAACTGCTCTATGTAATCGGGAGCCTCAGCTGCGACAATTTGTGCCTCACTCATTGTCACTCCCCTTGTTGGACAAAGTGTAAATTCCATAAAAAATCACACAGACAAGTGCATAAACCGCAGCAGCTATCATGATTGAACTCCTTTTTCAGCCGGCATAATTCGCACTCGGTTTGTGGTGTGCCAACACATGGCATCACCATAGAACAAACCACCTTCGCGAAACTTGGCGCATCCTTGTGGTAGCTGTGCACCACACTTACCGCAGCAACCCAAATCACGTTCAATCTTTGGAATCTCGGCATGAACACGATGAATAAGTGACTGCAAAGATTCAATTTGGGTGTAGGGCTCGCTTGGGTAAGCGAAAAACTGGCAAATATCATCAAGCTTTGTTGCCTCATTGGGTGACAACGTCACTCGAATGTCGTTATGACCATTGGCCTTACGTTTGTCCCTTAGCCGTTTGGCTCGAATTGCCGCTAGTTTGCGCTTGCGTATATCACTCATTTCTTCACCTTACGTTTGCGAGACGCAGCGGTCTTTTTCATGGGAGCAAGTAACTGGCGAGCTTTGGCCAAACAGAAGTCGAAACTCTTTCCATCGCGGCCACCGAAAGAGGCGGTGGTTCGGTAGGATTCAATAGCGAAGTCACATGCGCGATCTGCTTCGCTCTGTTCGTAGCCTTCACCACGTAATATTTGATGAATGTTCTTATGGATAAACTCTTCTTGAGAGTTCCGATGTAGGGAAGTCTTCATTACACAAAGTTCCTTTGGTTTCTGGGTGAAACCTGGCAATCAGTCTAAGTACTTGAAATTGGTGGTCAGCCAGATATATACTGATTGCGAGGCTTGGTTATTACTTAAGTCTCATTGCACAAAGTAAGCCCTTATTGGTTTGGTCACCGATAAGGGTTTTCTCTTTTTAGTCGCACGCCCAATAGTAGCTAGTATCAATATCCATGTAGTAAGCGGATATTTCTTCGCCTGCACCAAGATCCATCACTTGTTCGTTGATATCACCAAAATCAATCACACTTCCTGTGGCATACATTCGAAATAAGAAAGACTCAAAGTCATGTCTATAGGTTGATACTTTCGCTTTACTGTCGTTACCTTGGTATCCAATATCAAAGCCAACCACTTTTCGAGTTTTCCTCTCAATTTTTATCGAGCTTTTGCAGTCGTCGAACAACTTGTCTCCAGAGCAAAAGACGGCAGAACTCTCAGCCTCTTCATCGAACCCAATATGTATGTGGTCAGAGTCCCAACTGTAATCTTTACGTTTGAAGCAAATAGCAAACCTTCCTGAATGGTCAGACTGATAGTCGGTAATCCCATCTTTCAACTTGGTTATCAAGTCATCAAATTGAACCGTTTCACCTGCAGTAGGGCATATCTCATTAATCAGAGAATCGATTTGGTTTATTGCCGGACCTTCCATGTGTTTATTAAAGCGTTCACGAATAGTTGTGGTGATATAGTGGTTATATTCCGTGATGCCTAAGTTGTTCATGTCGAGTTTCAGTTGCTCTTTCAACGCGCCTTCAAATGCCTTTCCAAAGTCCGAATAGCAGCGGAAAAAGTCGGTAAGCTGACTCGTGATAGTCGATTCAATTTTTTTCTCAATGGCTTCCTGTAGCTCAGATGAAGCGAGGGTGTTTTTAACTGCATTCGTTGCGATTTGTTCGATGTTTAACATGGTCATTCCTTATAGGTGAAAGGGTGGTTAGCCCTAGGTAACGTCTCATTGCACAAGTAAGCCCTTATTGGTTTGGTCACCGATAGGGGTTTTCTCTTTTCTGAGCCTTTCAAAATCTCATTTCATTCAACTTACTGCTCAATTGGTCAGAAAGAGCGTTGAACTGGCGGATGGTTTGAGCGTCTTCTGTTCCTACGCTTACTTCCAAGTTTTTACACTTATCGCTTAGATTGATGAGCTGCGTTAGCTCGTCATAAAGCGGGTCATTTTTCGGCATATTGGCTAACAAGTGTTGAAAGCTCGTTCTATGCAATTGAATGGCTTTCGAGCCTTCCAGAGTTTTGCTGAGATTTTCGATGTTTAAGTGTTCCATACATTTTTACCGTAGTTGCGAAGTACATTTAAGGTACAAAATAAAAATGTATGTGTAAAGTACGTTTTTGGTATTTTTTTAATTGGAATGAATTTTAGATATAAAAAAAGCCGCTGATTAGCGGCTTGTAGAGGTGCGTTTTAGGATTACAAATCCATAATGATTTGCTTAACATATCCGACTATTCGGCAGTTACCATTGATTGGAATAGGGTCGTATTTGGGGTTCAACGGTACTAAGAATTTCTGAGGGCCGTCGATCTCTAACTTCTTTATCGTCGCTTGTGGTGCGTCGTTTAATGTTGCGACCACAATCTTACCATTGTCTGGGCAGTTGCAAGGTTCGACTACAACAATTGAGCCTGCAGGGATAGAAGGTGAACCGTGAGGGTTAGTCATCGAGTTACCAGTAACTCTCATAGCAAACGCGTCATCACTGATGTTACTTGAGGTAATTTGCCACTCAATATCATCATCCAGAGCCGCTCTAGTATCAACGCTTCCCCAAGTACCTGCTTGGACTTCACTAAGAATTGGAACCTGTTTCGTTCTAGTTGTGTAGCTTACAGAACTGATGTCTGAACTAGGTGTTTTCTCTCGGTCTACATCCAACCAGCCCTCTGGTTTTTCAAAGCACTGTTCAATGTGTCTTGCCATCTTTGGACCAATCTCAGTTGTCGGTCGTTTACCCATAAAGCGGCTTACTTGGGTAGTAGAACGATCGATTTTATCTGAAAAGGCAGCATTACCACCAATGGCTTTAGCTAGGGCTCGAGCATTTTCTCTTCTGATGCTTTCTGAGGTCTTCATAATCCTTGAATCAACAGTCTGTAGTTAATCTTACAACTTTAAATCATGTATAAAAAAAGTACATGATGTTGAAAGTACGTTTTGTTTTATGTATCTTGTATCTCGGAGGTACGCAAATGTACAAGAAATATTGGCGTCAGTTACCTGATGTGAAAAAGGCAGAGATGGCCGTCAAGCTAAAAACGAGCACTGAATACCTACGTTTAGTGATCACGGGGCATAAAGTCCCAGGAGCAGCACTAGCTAAAAATCTGCACGACTTAACACACGGTGAAGTCGATAAACACAAGCTAAGGCCAGACATTTTTTAGATACATTCTAATAAATATAGGTCACAAAGTATGATCACCAACATTCTGGATAAACATCCAGTAAGGAATAACCATGCAACCGAGTTTAAAAAGCGTTATGCATAACGCTGTCGTCGCTTGGCGCAGTGATGCGACCAAAGAACAGATCGCAGAATACATCTCACGCCTTTATCACAAGATGAGGATCTACGAAGAGGAAGATTGCCAAAGGGAACACCTGCTCAAAGTGCCGTCAGCGTTGAACAACCCAAACAATACGCAAAACCTATTTCGCTATGTGAGTAGAACAAGCACAGAGGCCAAAGCCAACATCATGGATTTGCTGCCCGCCATTATCGCAGCCATGCCGAAAGTGCGGGCCACTGCAGCGCTCAATCAATTTCTTAACCCGCTTGGGTATTCAGTCGCGGCGATTGGCTCGAACCAAACCATGGCCAACCGCGATCAACTGCTTGCGGATTTCAGCAAAGAATCTTCAGAAGCACTTCGCTCGATACTGTTGCTTAGTGAGCACGCCACGTCTGACCAACTTCGTGATGCTTACCGAGAGTTACAAGAGAGTGCCGGTTCCCACGAACCATTACTCAAATACCTAGAAACACTAATGGCGCAGAAAGGCTGACCACCTGAATGCAATTACTAACCACGCTAATCAGCAAAACAAGAGAACTTTGTGCAATGAGTCTTTCTTATCAAAACTACCACGGCCAAATGCTGTGGGTCGCAAACAACGGCAGTTGTCGTTATGTGGTATCACGCAACCAAGCGAAACAAATCCTACAAATCATGAAGGCGAGGGTGCAGTTATGAAAAACAAGTTAGCCGATCTTAATAACCACCTCTTTGCTCAAATTGAGCGCCTTTCTGATGAGGACATCACGGGCGATAAATTGAATGAAGAGAGGAAAACCAGATGAGTATGATCCTCACCGCCCAAGCTATGCAGCTAAAAGTCGGCAATGCGACTCGTAAGCTTGTGTTGCTCAAGTTAGCCGACAACGCCAACGACAATGGCGTGTGTTGGCCATCTTATGAATACATCGCCGACATGTGCGAGATAGACCGTCGAACCGTGATGCGCCACATCAAAACACTGGAGGAAATGGGGTTTGTTTCTGTTCGTACCAGAAAGGGTGAAAAGGGCAATTCGACCAACATCTATCAGCTGAATTTGAGGGGTGACATTTTGTCACCCCCTAGTGACACAGGATCACGGGGGGTAGTGTCAGAGGATCACCTACCTAGTGATCCTATGTCACCCGGAATCAGTCATAGAACCAGTCAATTAGAACCTATAAAAAATAAACAAAAAGATTCGGGTGAAATTGAATCTTGTTTTAGCCGGCTTTGGGCGATGTTCCCAACCAAAAAATCCAAGAAGAACTCGCTAGCAAAATTCAAAAGCATCGTGAAAGCGCAAAGTGAACCTCCCGAGTTATTCACCGACATGCTTTGTCAGGACATCGAAGCCCGAGTGGCAAGCCGCCAGTTTGGTTTCGACAGGCTTCACCTAACGACCTACTTGAATCAAGAACGATGGAACGACGATCATGAAATCAATCAATCCAGTATTGCTCAATCAAGCCATGCAGCCACAGGCTCACAAGCAAACCGAGTGGATCAGCACAACGCAGAGCTGCTCGCACGCTACGGACACACTGCCGCACCAAGTGGGCAACCAAACCTTGCACCTGAGTGTGGAGGACTGGATCCAAGCGAAGTTTGTGGAGGGCTACGGAGCGAAGTGGGTTTACAAGGCGCTACCATCGACCTGGACGCAGGCGATTTCTACAATGTCAGTGGCTGAAGTTCGCAGAGCTGTGAGCCAAGCCTTGCTAGAAGGGGACGCATGGCCGCCAAGCTTACCCGAGTTCATCGAGATGGGGCGGGAAGAGTTGATTGATACCGATGAAGCGTTCACCCGAATGCTACGCGGGGAGCCAAGGGGGGACATCGAATATTGGGCGTCGCAAGAGGTCGGTTTTATGTGCCGTGGAAAGCTGAGTGAGCGAGAGGCCAGAGCCAAGCACCGCAAAGTGCTGAAGAAGTACGCCAAAAAAGCCAAAGCAGGATCGTTACCAGCAAGGAACAATCTACGCTTAGCCGATAAAACGAACGTTAAGCCAATCAACGAGATAACAAGGCCAGATCCAAACCGTTTTGATAAGAACTCGGTGTTTGCAAGGGTCGCAGCAATGGGAGCAAGGGCATAATGCAATTTGAAAAACTACTGGCAAAATTCAACGTAAAGGGGATTAACTACGAACCATCGCTCGGTGGCAAAGGGCTCATTTCACAAGAAGAGCAGCTGGCGATCGTCGGCCTAGCGTGGAAGGAATCGCCTGTCGGTTTTTTAGTGCTGTTTGTTGAATGCCTGCAGGACAAGCCCGCACTCAAGAAGTTATACCAAGCCACCTTGATTGAAGCGAACACCCTGATGGAAACATGGCGCGGCCCATGCCCAGAAAAAGCACTCCAAGCACTGGTGTCTAGTGCCATTGCAGAGGCGACGCAACAGTTTGGCCAAGTCTGCCCAGAATGTAACGGCAGTGGTAAATACATTGCCAAGAACCGAGCCAGAAGAACTTGCCCATGCTGCGATGGTGGCCGCATAGGTTGGACCAAAGAAACCCGTTTTGCCTTCTTCTGCCAAACCTTACCTGTGACCTTTTCACGTTTTAAGAAGTACGAATCCATTCTAGGTAAGTTGGTAAAATACTTGGTGGATAAACGCAGCGCAGCGGCTCTTGCGGTGCAGGGCAGGTATGAGCATGAAAAGACTGTCGCCGAGGCGTTAGAAGCTGAGATATGACTCGAAGTTAATTTCTTAGCCTATGGCGGACAAAGTAAGAACATGGTTTTATATGTACTCCTTCATTGAGTTTTCAACTTCGCTTGTTGATTAACTGATGCCCCCGTCTAGGGGGCTGATGTTAGGCTCGCCCAAGTCATTACCCTTCAAAGTATCCTCGCTTAGCTCCTTAGCTGTGTTAATAAAACAGCCAAAACATTTCTATTTAAAATGTGACCAAAGCCCCTTAAGCATCTAAACACTTATTCAATAGATTTATGTTGTTGAAAAGATAGTGTATATCTATTGAAGATTGAGCACCATAACAGCACAATGTACGGATATATTCAGGCGAGAAGCTGCCTAATAAGCATTATGTACCAGGAGGAAAAGTGTACGAATTTTCTAAAATTGTGAGAGAAATCTTTCTAGAGAATAAGGAAAATATTGATCTGCCTTTTTTCTATAGCTTTCCCAAAAATAGCTGTGAAAGCGCTTCATATTTCTTGGCTGCACTGCTCGCTCAAAAATTTTCAGGTAAAGAGTTCTTCGTAGTTCATGGTTACAAACATTCATCCGATGAACATCATTACTGGGTTGAAGTAGATGGTCGGGTAATAGACATTACAGCCGACCAGTTTAGTAACATACGCGAACCTATCTATGGGGCAGATTGTCATCCTCTTGAGGGTAAATTTTTTCAAGATTCTAAAACAGAAGCCAGACAAGCTTTCAAGCACTTTAATTTAGTCGAATTGGAGCGCAAGAAAGCGGTGTGGAGATATATTTCTACACTGATTGAACAACGTAGATAAGAACTGTTTAAGAGTGATTCGCAACGTGTGGCATTTTCACTATGTGCTGGTTTGAGCGATTAAGGTGTTATGCGGCAGTATCGGTATTGCGTTGCTCACGCCCTTAACAGGGCGTTGGCTTACACGCACTTACCAATTATTTTTATAAATCTGAAGGTTAAATATGATTATTGAACGTGTTACGCAAGACAAAGTCTATCGGTTCATGGATGAAAATGAATTCGCAGAGGGTAATGTATATACCGCAATTATCGGTAAAAATGGTTCTGGAAAAAGTAGACTGTTGAATAGCGTAATTCAGGATTTACTCAATCTGCGTGGTTACCCGTCAAGTTTTGATAGAGAACTACCTTTTTCAAGAAATAAAAGCTTCAGTGGAAGGTTAGAGTGTAGAGGTATACCAAGAAAGATCATAGCTGTATCGACAAGCCCCTTTGATAAGTTTCCACTACCTAAGCGACATGAACCTATCGGGAATTACTCCTATCTTGGATTAAGGGACTTGCTAAGTAATAATCTTGGACTAGCCTATATGTCTAAAATTATTAACTCTCTAATTACTACTATTTTGCATGACCCGAGTAGAGCTGCGGTAGTAGGGCATGTATTACAGTATCTAGGCTACAGCGACGAAGTTTGGGCTCGATTTCAATTGTCACCGACTATTGGTCGAATTGAAACATTCCTTCGCAGTGACGATCCGGTAGGTCAGTTTACGAAATTTCTATCATCCCCTTCTATCCGAAATGTAGATAGAAGTTTTTACTTTGATGATTATGGTCAAATCGATGAAAATAAAGTACATGAAACTTTCAGAATCTTCGACAAGATAATGGCATATACGTCCAAGCCACGCTTCGATTTGGTTATAAATAAGGGGGGCGTTCATTTGCTTGGTGGGATGTATGAAATCAATGAAGACTTTCTGTTTCTTATTCAATCTGGAATCGCCAAGTTACGAGATGTTACGCTTGAAAAAAGAGAGTTTCGCCAGAGAGTAAAGATTAGTGATGCAAGTTCAGGCGAGCAGTCTGTAGTCATGGCAATGCTGGGCATTGCAAGCCAAATAGAAGATCAAACTTTGATTTGTATCGATGAACCAGAGGTATGTTTACATCCTGAATGGCAAGAAAAATATATCGATCTTTTAGTCACGGCTTTCAGTAACTACATTGGTTGTCAGTTTATTATTGCTACACATTCGCCACAAATTGTATCAAATCTACCAGAGCGTAATTGCAACATAATGAGTATGGAAACTGGGAATTTTGAAAGATCGACAGAATATCAACATAGGTCAGCAGACTATCAACTAGCTGCAATTTTCAAAGCTCCAGGGCATCGAAACGAATACTTGAATAGGATAGCCTTGAATACGTTTGTTAAAGTTGGAAAAAATAAATTTTTCGATCGTGAGGATATAGATACATTTCAACTTCTAAATGACAGCATAGATAATATCCGAGCTAACGATCCACTATATAACTTAATTATTGCGCTAAAAGAGATGTACAATAGATATGGCTAATATTATTAGAAACCCCGTCATTTATTGTGAAGATTTAGAGAACTTAATGGCTTCTATAAAAAACAGCGAAGGTTTTAGCCATACTAGTTGGAGCACTGCTGACCTTCAAGTACTTAGAGTTCATATTCGAAATCATTATAGACTTCAGCAACAAGGAGTCTGCGCGTACTGCCGTCAACCTGTATCGTTACAATCAGCAGCTAACTGCCATGTTGAACATATTGCTCCTAAATCGAAATATCCTGAGTTTATGTTTGAGCCCAAAAATCTTTGTGTGGCATGCGCTGATTGTAATGAAATAAAAAAAGAGCAAGAAACAATGGGGGAGGAGCCTGACCCAATATGTAATGGAAACGATCGGGCTCGGTATCCTAGGGCCGCATCATCGTTCTATATCGTGCATCCTCACTTTGATGATTATGACGAGCATATTGAAATATTCAATGGTCACTATGTCGATAAAACCGCTAAAGGGCATTTCACTATTGGAGCATGTAAGCTCAATCGCCGATTACGAGCTTTTGGTTGGGAAGAAACGCTGATTAGTGAACCTGAACTAAATTGTCTTATGACAGACTTTCTTGGGGCTGATGACGCCATCATTAAAAATGAAAAGTTGCAAAGCATCAAGCGTGCACTAGTCAAGGTAAGATAACAAACTGTTCAAGAGGGATTCGCTAAGCGTTACTCTTTATTAAGGTGGTTTGCGGTGATTTAGGTATTGCGTCGCTCACCCCTTGACTGGACGTTATGTTTATTGTCAGATCTACCTCAATCATCCAATATGCAACAATGTGCAAAATAATAGAACAGTGTTAGAATCCGACTAGCTTGTATGGCTCAGACAGTAGAATAAGTATAAAAAGGAAAATATAAAATGAGCGATATCGTACAGATTTTATCGTTTGATAAATATATAGCTCCTCTGGAGCATACGTCTGATGGTCGAATGGCAGCAACACACCTAGCTAGTGTTAAGTGGATAGATAACAAAGCTGGTCGTTTCTATGTAAAAGTTTATCCCAAATGTCATCCTCGTGGCTTAATCAACGAAATTACTGGTTACCTTGTGGCGCACGCCTCTGGTATACCGCAACCTAAAAAAGTCGCCGTCATACAAATCCCTAAAGAAGCGATAGAAAATAATTTCGAAGGTGACTTTGAATGTTCTGGGGACTACTATTGGGGATGGGCTAGCGAAGAGTCTGGGACAACTCCCAATACATACCTGAAAATGGAAAATATGGTAGCATTTAATCAATGCATAGAGCTGTTAAAAAAGTGGAAGTCATTCCCAAATATGCTTGCTTTCGATGATTGGGTTGCAAATCAAGATAGGAACACAGGAAATATAACAATCAAAGGATACAATGACTTTTACGTCATTGATCATGGTAATGTACCTGTTTCGGAGAAGTGGGCTAAAGAGCATTTAGTGGTGGAAAGTGTGTATGAAAATAAGCTACTTGACGGGTTGTACCAAGGTAACAACTACCCACTGCCTTTATCTGCATCCTTAATTGAGTCAAGTAAAGAGCACCCGGAGGCTTTTAGAAAAGCTCACCGAGAATTAATTAAATGGTGTAACGCGCTACTCGATGAAGAAAGCTCATCACACCTTCAGCATTTCCTTGAAGCTCGTGCACATCTTAGTGTATCGAGAATTAAGGATAAAACGCGGCTACTGGTGGCTTAAATGAACAATCTTGAAAAGCTATTAGGACAAAATACTGAGAAAAGCCTAGTAAAAGGTGAGTGGTTTAATATCAGGTGGACGCCTGATTTAGCTACTGGTGAGAAACTTAACATTGGCGTGGGTTTTGTCGAAAATGGACGTGTTCACAGCAGATTGTTGAGCTATTTCGAAAGAGTAAAGTGCCTGTATGGTGAACGTGGCATTTATCATGCAGAGTTGGTGACTTCAATAGTTGGTGAAAGTTTACGTCAGAATAAAAAGTCATCACCGATCCCACAAATTGCATACGATAACTCTGGTTATGCTCAAGGTTTTTCTGTTGATGAGGTTTTAACTAGTCTGTTTGAACAGACTGTTCCTTTACAAAAAAAAATCCGTGTGCCCGGTAATGCAAAGCGATTTAACTCCGTTAACACAGATAAACTATATACCTGCTTAGTTGACGAGTTAAAAATTAAAGCTGCATTACAATTTGAAGAGTTTGTTCCTGCTGATAGTTCCATTTTTATCAAGGATAACTTGGGTTCACACGAACTTTTTGTACCGTTTCGAGACAACAAAAACCTTGTTGGAGGGCTCGCGTCGACAGTCTATTCTAACGTTCAAAGAATTGAACTTAATCTACTGAAAGCGGCTAGAGATGTTGAATCTGCGGTTAAGTTAGGTAAGGGAAATAAAGCATCCGTCTTTATATTAATGCCTGGCGATGAAATCGAAAAGTTAAACAGAGAACAAATCATGTCAATTGAAAATACACTTGATAAATTTGATTGGCATATGAATAAGCAAGGTGTTTCCGTTGGTGGGCACACCTCTGTTAGTGGGTTGGCAGACGAAATATGTTCTTGGGCTAATGTAGCATAAACATAATAATCCGTTTAAGAGTGATTCACAACGCGTGGCATTTTCACCATGCGTTGGTTTAAATGATTAATGCGGTATGCGGCAGTTTCAATATCGCGCCCCAACACCATAATTTGTAAGAAGCATCTCTAAGACATCAGCTTCAATTTGTACAATATCCGTATTATTGGCTTTGGCTTGCTCAATGATTGCATGCACAGTTTGAAGTGTATCAGTAATTTCCTGTTCAAGTTGAGTCAGCTCATCGTGTATTTTTTCCATGTTCCTAATCCCTCTGTTAACTGAAGAAAAACTACCATGTAGAAAATCAATCTGGCCACTCAAAGAAAGAGGTTTGCGTGGCACAACACTGTTCCTTTGAAAGGAAATGTTGATTAAGTTGTACATGAAGTGAAGAGGCCTGCATCGCTCAAGCCTTAAAGAATGTCACCATAGAAATTGATTATCGGAACGATAAATAGTTAATTTTGTGAATTTATTTACAGTGCATCATACTGATTGTTGACAACAATCGATTTGATGGTGTGTTACTTTAGCCAGTAAGTAAAGGGCGGTAGCGTTTATGCCCCTTTCATACTTTAAAGTATTGGCTCACTCGAGATCCGATAACTGGAGTTTATGCAAAGCAATGAAAAATGCCATTGATCGCTAAACAGGGATCCATATCACTGCTTAGTTAACCCCAATGCAATAGTATGCTTATTATGGGCCTAGAGTGTGGCTTTGGTTGAAAGTCTATAGCTTTTATAGCGTTCAAAAATTGTCCAGAATATAATGAAAAGAGATTAAAGCATGAAGGTTGCACGAATTGAAATTTCAAATTTCAGATTACTAAAAAGTTTTGCCTTAGACTTGGAAGACGAGTTATCTTTAGTTATAGGGAAAAACAATACGGGTAAGACTTCAATATTAGCTTGTTTAGATAAACTTGCAGTTCAATCTGACAAAAAAGCGATTACCTATGAGGACTTTAATGTTGATTTAATGTCTTCTATTGAGGCTGTGTTGCTTGGTGAAAAAGCGTTAAAAAGTGAAGAGGAATACTCACCTTTTGGCATTCAACTAAAACTATTTATTAAATATACCGAATCGGATGACCTCTCCAAAATTAGCTCTTTAATAATGAGTTTAGACCCTACTGATGATAACGTGCTCCTTTCTTTCGAGTATAAAATAGCTTTTGATAGAATGGTTGAAATGAAATCTGCTTACAATAAAGAGGCAGAAAAATTCGAACATAGTCCTCGCTTATTTTTAAAAGAAAACCTCTCTGATTACTTTGGCACAGTTGTGAAGAAAAGCTTGCTGATGGGTGATGAGAGCCAGTTTATTGATTTAAATAAAGAGAGAATTAACCTCAAAGACATTTTATCTATTCAGTTCATCAATGCAAAAAGAAGTGTAACTAATAAGAAAAATGATAAGACTCTATCGAATCAAACATCAACTTTGTATAAACAAGTAGATGAATCTGACGAGCAAGTAGAAGCATCGAACGAGTTTAAAAAAGAATTACGTAAAACGGATACCAAGCTAAGCGGTATCTATGAGAATATGTTTGAAGGTGTCATTGAAAAAGTTAACAGGTTTGGTGGTATTAGCCCAACAGATACCACTATCAGAGTTGCATCGACTTTACAACATCGTGAGTTGTTAGATGGGAACACCACAGTCATGTATCAGCACCAAAGTCATGATCTTCCTGAACATTACAATGGCCTAGGGTACATGAACTTAATCAGTATGATTTTTGAAATTGAGATGCTGATGAGTAGGTTAAGGAAATCACTCAAAGAGCAACCAGCCTCGATAAATTTACTCTTTATTGAAGAACCTGAAGCACATACCCACCCACAGATGCAGTATGTATTCATTAAAAATATTAAAACGCTATTGAAGGAAAATCGCCTGAGACAAGATGGTAAGGAAATACATTTACAATCAATTATTACCACACACTCCTCTCATATAGTGTCAGAAAGTAGTTTTAATGATATCAAGTATTTAAGAAAAATTCCGCAATCTAATCAGGTTCATGCTAAAAACCTGAAAGATTTAGAGTTGGAGTACGCTTCTAAAAAAGATCCTATAAAAGATGCAGAGCTTAAACAGTCATATCGTTTTTTGAAGCAATATTTAACCCTAAATCGAGCTGAGCTGTTTTTTGCAGACAAAGCGATTTTTATCGAAGGTGATACTGAACGAATTATTTTGCCTGCAATGATGAAAAAAATTGATCAAGCCTGTGAAGATAGTGATGTGCAGCCACTGTTATCTCAAAATATTTCAATGGTCGAGGTTGGAGCTCACTCTCAAACATTTGAAAAATTTATAGACTTTATTGGACTTAAGTCGCTGATCATTACAGATATCGATAGCAACAAAGAAGTGCCCAAGGATGGTAATCCAACTCAAACAGAGAGATTAAAGTGTCCTCCGAACGCAGCAGGAGCATCTCAGACTTCAAATGCTTCGTTAGATTTTTTCTTTGGCACAAAAGAATTAGCCTTCTATAAGAATTTGGAATTATCTAAAAAGAGCTTAAGCAAATGTCCAGAGCAAAAAGTGTGGAAACAAGATCCAGAAGGTCTAGTTAAAATTATCTATCAAGTTGAAGAAAATGGTTACCTTGCCAGAAGTTTTGAGGACGCATTTTTCCATATTAATAACGAACTTCTAAAGATTGGCCATAATGCATTCCCATCATTGACAAAGAAGTATTATGACAAGTATCAATCTGGCGATATAGAAGTTTATGAATTTGCTGAAAAAGCCGTAAATAGCAAACCGTCTCTAGCTATTGAAATTTTATTAAATAGTAAAACTGTAAGTTGTAAAAAAGGTGGTTCAGAAGTTGATTCAATAGAAATTGAGTTTTCAAACTGGGATGTGCCATTATATATCAGGGAAGGGCTATTATGGCTACAACAGAATTAGATTTAGATAAACTCTCAAAAGAAGCTAAAGAAGTATTTAAATTAATTAAAGATAAAAAACATTTCTTACTCAGTGGTGGTGCTGGTAGTGGAAAAACATACTCATTAGTAGAAATATTGAGAGCTGTAATTAACGATACTCCTTCAGTTAATATTGCATGTATTACTTATACTAATGCTGCTGTTTCTGAAATTGAAGATAGACTTTCACATGATAATCTTCATGTGTCAACTATTCATGATTTTCTATGGAATAACATAAAAAACTTTCAATTTGAGATCAAGCAAACATTAATTGAACTGATTAATGACCCAGAACAAACGGTGATTAACAGTTCAGACAAAAAAATGGTTGATCAGAGCTTTTTTGATGATTGTGATATTATAAAATATAAAGAATATGTAAAAATAGTGAATGGAATAATATCACATGATGAAGTAGTTGTTCTCGCTACCAAAATGTTCGAGAAATATGAAAGGCTATGCTCAATTGTAAAGGACAAGTACCCATATATTTTTGTCGATGAATATCAGGATACAAACCCAATGGTAGTTAAGGTTCTCCTTGAATATATGGAAAGGTCAAATAAGCCTAATGTAGTTGGTTTCTTTGGTGATGCAATGCAGTCAATATATGATGGAAGTGTCGGCAATCTTGATATATATACTAAGTCAGAGCCACCGACGGTATATGAAGTAATCAAAAAGCAAAATCGTCGAAACCCTTTACAGGTAATTAACTTGGCAAATCTAATCAGAACAGATGAGCTTGTGCAAGAACCTTCTGATGACCAATCTGCCCCTAATATGGATAACAATGGAAAGGTAAAACAAGGTGAGATTAAGTTCTTGTATTCTACTAGTGATAATTTGAAAACTGTCCGGCAACATCTAGGTTGGGACTTTAATTGTTCCACGACAGTAAAAGAATTGAACCTAACTCATAACTTAATAGCAGTTCAAGCCAACTTCCCTGAGTTGATGCGTATTTATGACAAAGATAAAATTCTTGAATATATACGAGATAAAGTAAGGAAGCCCTTAGCAGAAAACGAGCCCGAGTACGATTCTACAGGAAAAACACTTGCTCAAGTATTAGAGCATGTCGGTAACCCGAACCCCACGCCAGCGCAAAACACTTATATTGATAATCACTATGAGTGTTTCGAGCTTGCTAAATCTCTTCCTTTTGATCAACTTAGCAAGTTGTATGTAAATAAAGATCAGTTACTTGACGACAAAAAAAACTATGTGGGTGACGATAGCAAGCCAAACTCTAATCGAGATGACCTTATAAACCATTTGTTTAAGATTGAAAACTGTATTCGTCTTTACGAGTCCAAAAATCATAATCGGTTCATTAAGGCTACAGATTACTCAATATTATCAGTGAATGATAAAGTAAATCTACACAAGGCTATTCAAGCTTTCCAGATTGATGAAGGTATTTCAATCGGTAAAGTTATTGATCTTGCTCATGAATTGGGACTGGTTGTTAAAGATGATAAGGTGGAAAAGTTTGCTGCAGATAGATACTACGTGTACAAACAAGTTTGCGACATTAAGTATCAAGAGTTTCGTAACGTATTTAACTATCTTGAGGGCTTTCTCCCATTCTCTACTCAGCATAAAACGAAAGGTTCAGAGTTCCCTAACGTGTTGATTTTATTAGATAATGGTAAGTGGAATCAATATAATTTTAAGTATTTGTTTGAACATGATGGAACCGATAGTGTTAGGCAAAGGACTGAAAAAATATTTTATGTATGCTGTACCCGTGCGAAAGAAAAGCTTGCTGTGTTTTTTCCAAATCCTACCCAGAAAACAGTCAAAACTGCTCTTGAATGGTTTGGTGAAGATAATGTTGTGAACTTGGATGAATGCTTTTTTGATTAGCAAAGATTATCAGATGACCTCTGTAGAATTTAACATTGGAGTTGAAATGAAATTAGATAAAAAAGAACGCTTAGCTTTAGTCAATCAGTTCTTGATATTAGAAAAACTGTATCCGGAAGAAGCGAATTACTATGCTGAGCACCGTCAGGCAATATCTGAGGGTTATGAACTACACTATGACTGGATTTATCGAGAACTATGGGAAGGTCTATCGAAAGAAGAATGTCGCCGAGTTCTTAATATTTTAGATATGTATCGAACAATCCATTTTTCAGCAAAAAAATGCGCAAACACTACTGTAAATGATCATTACTGGCTTAAATTTCAAGGCTTTGATGGAAATGAAGAGAGCTCGTATATGGCATATTGTCGATATTTTATCGTCGATTTAGAGCGCTACGATGAACTAAGATATAATCAAGAGATTCCAGACCTCAATTCACACATGCCTACACTGAGCAAATACGATGCAATGTTATCGGTATGGGAAGGATTTGGTAAGCCACACACACTTGGAGCGGACGAAATACTAGCAATTCTAGAGGCTAGGTAGTATGCCAAATTACATAAACTATTCGGCAACGTTCCTTTCAATCGTTAGTGGTATTATAGCTATTTGGCAAGCATACAAAGCTACTACCGAAGCTAGTAAGGCAAAGACTTACCGTGACGAAATCATAAACGTTCGAAAGGCTGTTGATTTTTCGGGTATAGAAGCTGTGCTGAATCGTACAATCATCTTGATTTCCAAATATGGTCCTTCCGCTTCAATTTCTAGCTTATCTGGAGTTTCTCCTGATAAAGATGCTGAAGAAGTCCAACATTTCATCACCTCTTTGAGGAAGAATAAAATACTTTTTGATGGATACTACTCGGAAATAGATAAATTTTGTAATGAATTATCCGATTTATTGGAAAAGTTAGTTGCTTGCAATCCATCTGATTCTAAATCGATGAAAAGTCACGGTACAGTTATTTATCACCGACTGACAGACTTCTCGTCAATCCTTAAGGGTAATTTAGACTTACTTAAAGAAAAGGAGGTGGTCTGCTAACAAACGAATACGGCGTCGAGAGCTAATTTTAACTGTGTTCTCATCTCACATTCCGCCATCTCTTAAAATTATTCTGCACCTATTAAACTGGACAGATCGAAAAAAATTTTCGACACTAAAAGTTACCCGCAGTTTTCTAATTTAAGTGGTTGTCTTAAGATGTTTATCTCCAAAAGTTAGAAAGAGAAACTTAACATTGTTGAACTCTCCGCCCAAGTGTGCATAATTACCACATTAGAAAACCTCGCCAACTCGGCGGGGTTTTTTCGTTTTTAGCGTTTATAACTTACGAGCACCCATTTCCATTGTGAAAGTCGGGTGCTTTTTTGTGGGACTCATATGCAAGATAAACTCAGTTCATTCTTATCATATCTCACTAGTGCCTTACTGGCCCTGACAGGGGCATTCAGCATCCAAGATTGGGCGGCGGTGATTGGTGTGGTGATGGTGTTTGTCACTTACTTCACCAACCGCAGCATTAAACTCAAATTGCTTGAAGAAGTTCGCAAGCAACGAATTTCGGAAGAGCTCTGTGAAAAAATTAATCAATAAAACCGTCTGCTCTGTTGCGGTTGTGCTGTCCGTTGTCTTTAGTCTTTCCCCCAACATGCAAACTAGCCAACAAGGCCTTGCGCATATCGCCAACCTAGAAGGATGCCGAACGAAAGCCTATCAATGCAGCGCAAATGTTTGGACCAATGGCCTTGGCCACACAACGGGCGTAAAGCAGGGCGATGTAGTTGATGAAGTGCAGATAGCCCACAACTTTATCGCCGATGTCCAAACCGCAGAACAGGCCGTTAACCGTTACCTCACCGCAGAGGTGACGCAAGCTCAGTTTGATGTCCTGGTGAGCTTTGTGTTTAACCTTGGCGCGGGCAACTTAAAACGCTCCACCATGCTTAAGCTGTTCAACCAAAACAAACCGTTGAAAGCCTGCCGCGAGCTTTCACGTTGGGTCTATGTTAACGGTAAAAACTGCAATGACCCTGATAGCCAATGTTCAGGGGTGGTGAAACGCCGTAAAATTGAGCGGCAAGTTTGTTTAAACGGCTGGTAAAGGGGAGCTTATGAACGTCTCTTTCAAAACGGCTTTTTTGGTGGGGTTGGTTGTCTTGCTGCTTGGCAGCTTAGCGGCGTCAGCTTACTTGTTTGAGCTCACTAAGCTTCAAGCCAAGCGGTACGGCGAGCTACAAGGCCAGTTCAAAGACTCACTGAGCAAAAACAAATCCCTGTCTATTGCGGTGAAAACCCTAACGGATGAAGTTAAGCAGGCGCAGCGGGCCGCTGATGCATTGCTGCAAGCCAAGGCAGAGCGCAAAAGGGTAACGATTCGGACCGTGACCCAAATCAAAGAGGTACTGAACCATGAAAAATGCGCAGATGTGCCTATCCCTAATGCTACTCAGTGGCTGTACTACCACTGAGGTGGTGACCGAGTATCACGATCGCTTGGTGCTGCCTCCGGCTGTTTATCTCACTTCTTGCCAACCACCTTTTACAGCGCCGCCGCACACCTACGGTGAAGCCGTTGAGCGCGATCCAATATGGTTAGAAGCTTGGCGCAACTGCGCCGATCAAATTGAGCACTTACGTGACTTTTATGGTTACGACAGTGCGCTCCCCAACACGGGCAAATAACACTTACTCCTTGGGTGGTCGTCCACCGTTATCCGTTGTTGCCCGTAACCCTTTCCTAAGTAGGGGGTGCAAGCGTCGGTTCCTCGCTGTCTGACTTGTTAGCCATGATCATATTCAGCTCGCTGCTGATACTCCTTTTATGCTAGCGCAAGTTCAGAGTCAAAAAGGAACAAGCAGAGTTTGAGAGAACTCCATTAACCAGCAACGTCAGCTTAATGCGAAAAAGGGCGTGACGCTCGGAGAGACGAGACTTATTGATGAGGGCTTTCAATGAACAATGAAAAACGACTTTGGAATTTAACCGAGTTGGAAGCGTTCGACTATCACCGTTCCACGATCCGCAAAAAGCTTAAATCCGCCGGCATTGAGCCTGTCGCATTTAAAGGGCAAACCCCGCTTTATGACGTGGTTCAGGTCACGCCGTACTTATGCAAAGCGCCATTAAAAGAGAGCGACGCCCCTGATTTGATGGGGTTTAAAACCGCTGCAGAGCTCAGAGCCTACGTGCAATCAGAGCGGGAAAAGCTTGCGCTGCAGAAAGACTCAAGCGAGTGCATTTCTAAAGAGGATTACGAGAATGAAATTGCCATTTGTATTTCTGGTGTGAAGGGCTTTAAAGACAAAGTGATCACGCGGATTGAATCGGCCATCCCGACGGCGACAACGCAGCAACTCGAAGCACTAGAAAGTTTACTTAATTATGATTTAAAGGCGGTGTCGGATGGGCTTGAACAACTTTGACACGCGCCTTGGGGTTCAGTACGCGGATGCGGCCAAGATACGGCGAGAGCTGGCTTACCTGTGCGCGCCAACCGATAAGACGCCAATTGAAGCCGCCGATGAGGATTTGTGGATATCAGATGGCACGGACGTCACCAAGTTTTTGTCTTCGTTAGTGCCTTATATGAAAGAGCCAATGAACTGTTTGGCAAGGCGCATTTATGAAGCCGTGATTGTGGTTGGTCCGGCTCGTTCAGGAAAGACCAAGGCGTTAGTCGAAGGATGGATTAATTACACTGTCACGCAAGCGCCAGGCGATATGCTGCTGATTTACAGCACTAAGACCAAAGCAACGGATATGTCTAAGGCGGATCTCGACCGCTGCTTTTCATCAACGCCAGGCATTGCGCGTCTCAGAACGGGGCGAAAGTCCGACGATAACATCACCTCTAAGAAGTTTAAGAACGGCATGAACCTCAAGTTAGATTCGGCCACAGAAACCAGCTTGTCGGCCTCAACGTATCGTTATGCTGGCGCGACAGATTACGACAGGGCCGATGATGGCGTGGGGCAAGAGGGCTCCAAGTTTGAACTGATGTTAATGCGGGTTCAAAACGCTAAGTCTTCGGGCATGGTGATGGCCGAGAGCTCGCCTGGTCGTATTGTTCGCCACCCTAAGCCAGAAGAAGAGCTACTCCCTCATGAGGCGCAACCTTGTGGGGGCATTGCCTCGCTGTATAACCAAGGTGACAGACGCCGTTTTTATTGGTCGTGCGACGATTGCCATGCCTACTTTAGACCGGAATTCGAAACGCTAAAGTGGGAGGAAAAAGACGATCCTTTACTGACTTCCCAAACGGCGTATGTGGCTTGCCCAAGGTGTGGCCACCGCATTGATGAAGTGGATAAACACGCCAAGAACTTAAGCGGGCAATGGTTTCGTGAAGGGGCGGTGGACCAATACGGCGAGTTAGTCGAAGACGAGGCCGAGATACGCACCACCAAATGGGCCACGTTTTGGTTTGAGGGCGTGATAGCGGCGTACAGCAGTTGGCAAAACTTGGTGTATCGCTATCTCAATGCGGAGGCCATTTATCAAGACAGCGGTGATGAAGACGCGTTGATCTCCTTTATCAATACCCGAATGGGCCGCTCTTATATTCTGCAATCCCAAGGGCAAGATATTGGCGCTCATGAGCTGATGGAAAAGGCCAAAGGCAATCCATATTTGCGCAGTGTGGTGCCTGTCGGTGGCCGCTTCTTGATCATGAACATCGACGTTCAAGGTGGTAAGTCCAACGCTCGCTTTGTGGTGCAAGCTCAGGTGTTTGGTGAAGGGCTGCAACGTTGGGTCATCGACCGCTTTGAAATCCTCACTACGCCGCACCGCAACGGCGACCGTATTAACCCAGCGATTTACGCCGAAGATTGGGATCTGCTTATCGAGCAGGTGATCAAAAAAACGTATCCGGTTGCCGATGGCAGTGGACGAGTGATGAAGCCGGTACTCACGCTGTGTGACTCGGGCGGCTCGGCGGCGGAAAAAGATGGTAAGAAAACCTCAGTGACCGATTTTGCCTACCAGTTTTATAACCGGCTTAAATCGAAAGGCCTGTCCCATTTGTTTCGCTTGGTAAAAGGGGCCAGCAACAAAGACATGGATTCCCTTATCAAAGAATCGTACCCCGATAAGCGCAGCAAACTGGCGCATGGTGAAATTCCCTTACTGCTGCTGCACACCAACCGACTTAAAAACCGAGTGGTGGCCAGCTATTCCCGTGAAGAGTTTGGTTCTCGGTATTTTCATTTACCTTCGTGGGCGCAAAGAGAATGGTTTGATGAACTGACGGCAGAATTCATTGATGAAAAAGGCCAATGGATCTGCCCTGAGAAGACCCGCAACGAGAGCTTTGATTTATGCGCCTATGCCGAAGCGGGCATGCACTTTCTTGGTGGTGACGATATCCACTGGGAAAGCCCGCCACCTTGGGCGTCGGAATGGCAGATAAACCCGAATGTGGTTGATGCTGATTTGCAGCCCGCCTTCGAGCGCAAGCCTAAGAAACGTTACAACCACTCAAGAGGTATTTTCGGATGAGTTTAGTCATACCCACCAATCAAGACCGTTTGCAGTGGTACCTACAAGCCGAGCAGAAGATCTTACAGCAACAAACGGTGAGAACGGCGCAAGGGGAAGAGTTGACCTTGGCCAGTTTAGCGACGGTGCGCAGAGAGATAGAGCGTTTGCAGCGGCTTATCGCATCACAGGCACAAGGTGGGCGGCGTTCCATGATACGGAGAAATTATCTTGAGTAGCCCAAACTTGTTAGACAAGCTCATCGCCGTATTCAATCCCCGCAAAGGGCTAGAGCGCGCCTACGACCGACGGCTTTTAAACAAATACAACGCCGCACTGCCACGAAACCCACACACCAAGAAGACCAACAAGCAATCCAAAGGCGATGCCAACGCGTTGAACAAGGGCGCGAAAGCCGTGTATCAGCGAGCCAGGCACATGGATGAGAACAACCCGTTTGTGACGGCCATTTTGGATGAACTCTGCGCAAATGTGATTGGCCCGAACGGCATCATGGTCGAGCCTCAACCTTTAAATAATAAAGGCGAGGTCCATGTGGAATGCGCTCAGGCGATCATGACGTGGTGGGAGAACTTCTCGTTAAAGCAGAACATCGATGCAGAGCATTCTCGAGCAGAAACTGAGTGGCTTGCGGGTCGAACCTGGTTTCGTGATGGCGAGGTGTTTTGCCGCATGTTCATGGGTAGGCACAAGGATTTGAGTTACCCAACCGACACGCCTTTTGCGGTGCAGCCGTTTGAGCCTGATTTTATTCCAGCCCATATCACCGAGGCCGACGGGGGACTGTTCGAAGGGATCAAGCGCAATCAACTGGGTCAGGCCATCAGTTATCTAATTCAGAGAGATGCGCGAGGCTTTGAGTTTGTGGATGTCGATGCGCAGTTTGTTTGCCATTTGAAGTTTACCCGCCGCTTTCACCAAAACCGTGGCATTTCACTTTTGCATTCGGTGTTGGATTTGGTCGATGACATTGAAGATTACGATCAGTCTGAACGCATCAGCGCCCAGATAGCGAGCCGCTTTGCCTATTACATCAAACGAGACCCGACCTTAAATTCCAACGCAACAGACGCATTTGATCGTGGCGGTGATTTGTTCCTAGGTATGGGGAATTCGTTTGAGTTGGCACCCGGTGAAGATGCCGGTGTGGTGGAGAACAACCGAAAAGACACCATGAGCAGTCCTTTTCGTAATGCACAGCTTCGATTGGCCAGCGGGGGCGCAGGGGTGAATAACTCCAGCGTCACTCGAGACTACAGCAACGGCAGTTACTCTGCGCAGCGGCAAGAATTAATCGATTCATTCAGTCGTTATCGGGTACTGCAGCGCAAGTTCGTTTTGGGTTGGACCCGTCCACAGTATCGGCATGCGTTACAAATGGCGATGCTTGCCGGCGAGGTCAAGATCCCGAAAGACGTTGACCGAGCGACCATCTTAAATGCGATTTATCAAGCGCCCGTGATGCCATGGATTGATCCAGGCAAAGAGATGGTTGGCGTGGAAAAAGGCACCCGTTTGGGGCTGTATTCGTTAAGCCATGCGCAGCGTGAACGCAACATAAACCCTTTATCGACTCGGCGTGAAATTCAATCGGAGCGAGAACAAATGAACGATATGCACATCGTGAGCACGTCCGATCCTGCTCATGCGATAAAGCTCAACAATCAAAGAGAAGAGGCCAACCATGCCAAAGCCAAATAAGAGCTGGTACACGCTCAAAAATGAAGCCGACGTGATCAAGGTCTGGGTGCATGGCGACATCAGCGCTTACGACATTGATGCAACGGAAATCATCGCCGCGCTGCAAGTTGCCGATGGTAAAGAAGTCGAATTACGCATGTTAAGTGGCGGTGGCAGTGTCTACCAAGGCTTAGCCATGTACAACGCCTTAAAGGCCCACAAAGGCAAAGTGGTGGGCATTGTTGATGGCATGGCCGCGAGCATTGCGACGTATGTCTTGCTGGCCTGTGATTCCATTCGCATGCCTGAAAACGCCATGTTGATGATCCACAACCCATCTATTGGGGCATGGGGCGGCGAGAAGGAAATCAACTCAGCGCTGCAGCAGTTGCAAGCGGCCACCAAAACCATTTCTGAAGCCTACGTGGAGAAATCTGGCCAACCGCTTGAAGATGTCCTCACCGCAATGGAAAGCGAAACCTGGTTTACCGCGCAAGCCGCGAAAGATTGGGGACTTGTCGATGAAGTGGTGGAGGCGGTCGACTTGAGTAACTCGTTACAAAGCTTCGATGAGTCCGATTTCAAGAACTTTAAACACGCGCCAAGTGAGCTTATCAACTCACTAAAGCGCCAACCAGAAGAACCAACACCTTTGGCAGCTTCTGCTCCGCCAAACGATCCTCAAATCAATAACACCAAGCAGGTAAGCGACATGCCGAATCCAAATGAAGATATACAAAATGCTGTAAAAGCAGAGAACCAACGCCAAGCGGATATTCGTGCGCTGTGCGCTCAGCATAAAGTCAGTGAGACGCTCACCAATGAAATGCTTGCCGACTTATCGTGCTCGGTGGGGCAAGCGTCCACTAAGATTTTAGAAAGCATTGGTCGCCAAGCGGCAGCAGGACAGCAAGAGCCCGAAGCAAACTTAACCGCCACGCACATGCGCGTTGGCAACGGCAACCATGTGAAAGATGAGCTGCAAAATGCCCTGAATGCACGTTGTGGCGTGGCCGATTTAGAAAAAGATAATTCGTTTGGCCATGAGTCATTGCTCAACATGGCGCGGGCTTGTCTCGATGTAAACGCCCGAAGCGCCATCACCAAAAATGAGCTGGTTAACCGAGCGTTTAACTCGGGGGATTTTGGCGACATCATCACCGAGGGCATTCGCACTGTAATGCGCGATGAGGCACAGGCACGCGCACCAATGTGGCGAGAGCTGGCGAACGTGGAGAATCTAACGGATTTTCGTGAGACTGAGCTGGTGATGGTGAACGATGCGCCGGACTTGATGAAAGTTTCGGAAGATGGCGAATACAAAGCGGCGGTCTTAAAAGGCAGCGGTGAGCGTATTCAGCTTGCGACTTTTGGCCGAGAGATCCAGTTCACTCGTCACGCTATCATTAATGATGAGATTGGCTTGGTGGCCAAGGTGCCACGTAAGTTCATGCAGTCGGGTTATCGCCTGTCCGATAAGTTAATGTTTAACGCTATCCTCGCCGGAAAGATGGCCGATGGGGACGACGTGTTTAAAGCGGGCAAGGACAAAGACTGGGGTAACCTCATCAGAAGCATTCCAAAAGGCGATTACGCGGCAATGATCATGGCGCTGCATAAGGTGTTTGCAACCGCCACCACCATTCCGCTCGATGGTAAAGCGGGCAAGGGCGATGCATTAGACTTGCGCGGCGAGATTTTGATTGCCAGCCCAGACCACGCCTCGATGTTTGAAGCGGTGTTGAACACGGCAAGCAAACCCGACGTCTTTAACCCTGCTTATAAGAAGTTTGGCAAGGTGATTGAAACCGCACGTGTAGGCGATATAGATGGCGCCTTGGCGTTAACGGGGAAAGACTTCGATACCGTCGTGATGGGCTTTTTAGACGGCCAGCAAGATCCGTGGCTAGAAACGGGCGACGGCTGGAGCAGTGATGGTGCTAAGTTCCGCATCACTTATGACTTGATGTCTAAGGTACTCGATCGCCGTGGTATTGCTCTGGCGAGCTTTGCCTAAAAGGCTGTGTGATTTTACTAACAGGGTGAGCATGGCTTGCCCTTTTTTAATGGTGACAATATGCGTTTAAGCGATGGAAAGAAGATTGTAGCGCCCGTGCCAGCGGGTGGTTTTATTAAGGATGTGCCGTGTTTACTTGGGTCTTTATTAGTGGTACCCAACTTTACCGCCAAAGCTGGCGACACGGCGGTATGTTACACACAAGGTCATTTTGATGGACCAATCAAAGCGGGTGATAGCGTGAGCTTTACCTCTGAGCCAGCGTATTTCAAAGACGGCGAATTTACCAAGACACAACCCACCGAACCTGGGGATGTGTCTCAACCTGTTGGCGTGTTCATCGAAGATGGCGTGCTGCTGACGGGCGGCCTCATCACCGAGTTCGTTAATGAGTAATTTTGAATCGGCTCGAGATCTTATTCGACAATCTATCCAACGCTGCTTTGGCCGTGCCATGGTGGTGTTGACGCCACAAGGGCAGCAGATTGAAGTGATCGGTTACATTCGAAGCCATGAGAAGGGCGTTAATCAAGTGCGTTTGCTGGTAACGGATTCTGAGCTGCCTGAGTGCTGCACGCTGCTTTATTGCGATAAACGCTATCGGTTGGTCTTTGATGCGGCCGTGAAAAGCCGCCGCTCGACAAGCCAGCTCATGAGAGAGTATGTGATGGTGTTAGATACTCAAGGGGCGCAGCATGGGTGGTCAGAGTTTCAGCCGATCTAATACGCTGTTAGATACCAAGTTTATTCGTCGCTATGAGGCGTTTGAAAAAGAGCTCCCCAAAGTGATGCTGAGAGCCGCGGCGCTGACGTCTCGTTGGTTACGCGGCGTATCGATGACCGAGCTTGGCTACGAGTTAAGTATCGACAATAAAGCGCTGCGCTCACGGTTTCGCGTCTACAAAAACGGAAAGTCTTCAAAGCTGTGGATTGGTGTGCGCGACATTGGGGTTCACCGAATGGGTAAGCCGGTGCAAAAACGCTTAGGTGTCCAAGTCGGTGAGCATTTTTTTGCCGGCGCGTTTATCTCTCCGATGAACAGCGATGAGCTTTTGGTATGGCGACGGCGCGGTAAATCGAGATCGTCGATTGAAAAGGTAGAACTCAATATTGCCGATGACGTAGATGCGATCATTGAGAACTACTTGCCAGACATTAATCGTAAATTTGAGGCGTTTTTTCATCGTGAATTCAAACAGGTTCTTTCACTCGCCACGTGAGTGGGTGTTACTGGTGGTTAGCCACTTAGAGAAACGGCTTTCAATCAAGATAGAAACCGTGTATCGGCGACAAGCAATAGAGTTGGCCAACACCACCATTAGTTATCACATCGGGGAGGCAGAGCCGGTCAACGAGTATGCCAACGATGGGCGACATCTTCATGAGATTGAATTGCGCTTCTTGGTGGAGGTGCCTTTATCCATGGATGGTTTTGACTTAGAAGCACTGGACGCTTCAACCCGTTTAGAACGTGAATTACTGAATGAGCGCTTTGGCGTATCGAGTGATTTGGAAGGGGCGTTGGTGGTGTCGAATTTGCCCAGTAAATTTGATCCACAAAACGGCGTGTTTGCTCGCACCGTCACCATGAAACAGCGAATTCGATTAGGCCCAGTCGAGCAGAGCTGGCATTGCATAGAGGGGAGTCGTCACCATGCTAGTCAAACTGATGAAACACGTTAGTGCGTTGGAAAAGAAGGTTCTTGAGCTGCACGAAGAGCTAGAAGAGAACAATCGCGCTTCTGCAAACCTGATCCGCTTGGGGGTTGTGGCCAACGCAGAGCAAACCACCGTGGATATTCAGACAGGGGATAATCTGGTAAAGCGTATCCCTTTTTTTGTGCTGGCTTCTGGGCGAGTCAGCCAGTATCGACGTCCGTCCGTCAATGAGCAGTGTTTACTTATCAACCTTGGGAGCGGTGACAGCTTAAACAACGCCGTCGCGTTAATGGGGTTACCGTCGACTAACTTCCCATGCCCAACCACCAAAGAGAACGAGGTGATGACGGACTATGGCAACGGCATGTCGGAGCTTTATAACCTCGATGATGGCTCGATGGTTTGTCGTTATCCAGGGGGCGTAAAGATTTACGGTGACACATGGCAAGACGGCAGTTATCAAGCAACGGGTGACATCACCGACCATACCCGCTCGATGCAAGCGGACCGAGAAATTTATAACGAGCACGAACACCCTGGCGTGGTACCTGGCCCAGCGAAAACCAAACCAACGGAGGAGCAGCAATGATAGGTATCGATCCCCAAACAGGCAAAGCCGTGTCCGGTGCGAGCGCGATAAACTGCCGCTTTGCAAAGGTGCTGACAACGGCGATCCACTCCCGAGTCAAACGACGAGGTGTCGGCAATCGAGCCGTCTCACGCCTTGGCAAGCAGCAGACCCCAACCGAGGCCATGATCGTTCAAAACCTGACGCTCGAGGCCTTATCGAATCCATTAAATGGGTTAACGGATTATCAGGGTATTCAGTGCCGAGCTATCCCACATTTGAATGGCTTTAGAGTCAAAGTCTCGGGAACCTGGCGCGGCGAACCTTTGCAGTTGAGCGGCGTGTTGTGAGCGGAGTGCTATGAGCGATAGACCACAGGCTTTCACTGAGCCTAACTTTGAGACCCTGCTCAGTGAATACATTGAATACGCGGTGGAGTACTGCGCCCAGCGAGATGAAGACAAAGCCAAACAGTTACGCGAGGCGTTTAATAATCAGGGTGAGCTTCTTGCTCAGGTGACACAGGCGTTTGTTTTAAAGCGCACCGCTGAAATTCGAGAGCAAAATCACCAAGCGATGCAGATGTTTCGTAAATACGTGACCGATACCGAAATGGTGGATTTACTCGCGCTGCAATACAGCCTAAAGCGCCAAGTTATCGAAGCGGGGGATGATTCCGTATTCCCCGCCAAGCAGCCTGTGATGGAGTCGAATGAAAGCTTGCTGCAGCGGTTTGATTTAGCGCCTTTTCAGTTTCATACCACCGGCACTCGGCTTGGATACCGCTTTCATGCCATGACGTTAGAAGAACGGCCAACCATTACAGTCAGCTCAGAAAAAGACGGCTTAATGATGCGTTATGAGTTTCCTGAAACGGCTTTGCCCAACCCAATTAAAGATGCGCAGGCGCGAATGCTCGAGCCACATTCTGGCAAGGTGTGTGTCGCGCTGCTTAGCCGCATATCAGCAGACGGTGTACCTAGCCCGGCTTTGCTGGAAAGAGCAAGGCAGTATTTAAACCGTGATGATATCGCGCAGGAGTCAGACGAGGTCACCGTTAAAGCGGTCACGCCTCGACCTTATCGCATTGAAGTGACGCTCTTTACAGGGGCAGACCCAAACAATGAAGTCGACAATGAATCCGCAGTTGCAGTGGCTTGGCAGTTTGCCGAGAAAGCGCAAAGGCTTGGCAGTATCGTTGACCGAGAAGAGGTGGCCCATATCTTTTATGAGCTCGGCGCGAAACGGGCCAAGGTGCAAGCGCCGGTGGCTGATGTGGTGTGCGCTTGGGATGAGGCACCTTATTGCACGGAGGTGGTAGTGAATGTCCGATCCGAGTGAGGCGTTTATCTCGGTCCAACCGAATAATGCGTCTTTGATTGAAGAGGCCTTGGAGTATGGCTGGACTGAATTGATTCAATCGACTTCTTGTCCGTATCCGAATCTCAAACAGCCCTTACTCACCGACCAAGCTTTTGTGGCTTTGCTCGCTGGTGAGCGCGGCGTAAGAGATTGGCAGCCCAAGGACACGTTAGACAGCCAGCGTAAAACCGTCGACAGAGCCTTTGAAATTCACCGGAAAGCGGGCACGCGGTTTGGTTTGTCGGTTGCCCTGGACGCGATTGATTGCGATGTCGAAGTCACGCCCTGGCATCAAATGCAACCACGCCAAGCACCGTATCATATTGAGTGCATCGCGCGGCAGCGACAGACGCCGATAGATAAATCAGCCGCACATCGAGTCTTAAGCCGGATTGAAAATACCAAATCGGAGCGCGATACCATTGATTTGATCATGGCAATTGGCACTGATTCTGGGTTGGCGTTTTCTGGCGCCGGTTATCAAGTGCTATGTGTGGATGAGTCAATGACAGGCACGATACGCGATGTTTCACCTGGCTTTGCTCCCTTATATTGGGGCGCAGGAACACGCTTAATTTTTTCCACTGATGTTGAATTTGGAGCAATCGCATGAGTTATATCGTGCAATACACTGACGCGGGCCTTGCCGAGCTTATCAGCGCTCGTAACCAAGGGCTCAAAGGGGCAATCAAATACATTGCCGTGGGCGATCGCAGCTACACGCCAACCGCAAACCAAACCGCGCTTGCAAATGAACTGCAGCGAGAGGTTATCGCTGATTGGGAAGATCTCAGCCCGACGCAATTGCGAATGGGGGCAGTATTTCGAGGCGACAAGGAGTATGAGGTTCGTGAAGTGGGGTTCTTTTTAGAATCCGGCACTTTACTGGCGGTGTATTCCGCCCCAAACACCTTGCTGACTTACAAGTCGGCGAACTCGAGCTGGTTACAAAAGTTCACGTTGGACGTGTCGCCACTGCCAAGTGGCAGCGTGACCATCGAGGTTGGTACCGAGAACGTGAATTTATTGATGTCTGAAGAGGTTCTGAATGCGGCCATCGCCACGATTTCTTTAGGCACGACACAAATCAAAATTGCGCATCAGCAACTGTTGCTCAGTGAGCGATTAAGAACGGAGTTGGGTTAATGAGTATTGAACAGAAAATCACGGAGTTACAAAGAACCTCGGCAGAGCAGACCGCCGCCTCACAAGCCTTGTCGCAGGAGGTGGCAGGGAAGATGGGCGAGATTGACCAAAAAGTGATTGAAGCCAAAGATGACTTTGAACGCTGGCGTGGCGAGGTTCAGGCAAAAGACATTAACGGGCAGGGCACATATAAATCGGTGATTGATTTAACGGGATTAAGTACAGACTATTTCTTTCCGGTTTGGTGGGCCATACCAGGTAATCAAGAAGGAAACACGCAAATTACTATTTGTAGAGGATATCCGGAAGACAGCCATCGATCGCCGTTCGGAGAGGGAGTTGTTCACATAGCAGGACTAAACCTACAAATCGAAGGCGTTGGAAACCCATGGAATGGGGATGCGAATTACCTAGAAATCAAACGGCTTTCACAAACTTATCGAAAAACGGTGCGAGCAATCCAGTTTGGGATGAAATGTATTGCAAGGCCAATTACTGGCGCTAAGCCACTGTATGCAGGGTATACAGACGGACAGGTTGTGAATCATTCTCGTAATGGTGGTTGTTACCTAAGAGGTGGGCTGACTTACCATGTCACAAAAAGTTTTGATGGCGGTTTGAGGTATAGCCGAGAGAAGAATGAAATTTCGACTGGGCCATATTCGAATGAAGCCTTTGAAATTGACTGGCACGTGAAAGCGTATCATATTGACGACCCGTTTCTTGGGTCTGACTACGAAGAGACTCGCCACGCTTACACGCTCTATAACGATACACGTTATACAAAAAAAGACTGAGGGCGGCATGAAATATATCAAAGAGTTACCTTATTTTAATGGCGAGACGCTTTTCAATGTTCCTGCAGAGCTTGGGACTTTGATTGAGATGGGCTTTAGTCAAGAACGTGCTGCTGAAATTTGCCTTGAGGCTGAACACGCAGAGCTTTGGGAGCAGATCCTATCCGCTCGTAACGCAAGGCTCGCGCAAACGGACTTTACCCAAGTAGGCGATGCGCCGATCACACCAGAAAAGAAGGTGGCGTTCGCAAGTTACCGCCAAGCACTGCGGGACTTACCTCAAAACTTTTCTAACCCCAATGACGTCGTCTGGCCAGAAAAGCCAACCTCCTAAACCGCCACTTAATCTGGCGGTTTTTTTACATTCAAATTTATTGGAGCTAAGTACGGTGAACAACGCTAAACCCAAACCGAAAACACTGGAGTACCCGATCATCGAGGCGTTTCGACTCAATGGTCGTTGGGTGTACCCAAGTGAAAAAACCATTCACCTTTTTCCTCAGCAAACCGCTTTCCTGATCCAAAACAGGAAAATAGGACCAACCATTGAAGCTAAGGTGTCGTCTAAACCCACGCAGCGAGAGGGTAAATAATGCTCACGCCAATCCAAGATTTTGAGCTCAACGGGGTAGAAGTAAACACCATTGAGCCGCAACCAAGCATGGGCCCACTTGCGCTGCAGGTGGTGCATTTAACCGGTACCGCCCCAAACAAGAACGCCAGCTTGAGTTATAACGAGCCGACACGTTTATGGAATTACAGCCATGCGATGTTATCGCTTGATAGCAATGGAACCAGACAAGGCACCTTACCCAATGTGGTTCGCTACTTGCTCGAGTACGTAAAGTGCATTGTGTACGTCACGGTTGTGGAAGCCACGGCCAACGCAGCTCAAACAGAAGCCAACATTATTGGCACAGTGAACAGCGCAACGGGCGCCATCACAGGCCTTGAAACCGTGAAAGCGTGCGCAGAGACGCCGACCATTATTGCAGCTCCTGGCTTTAACTCGAAAGCGGTGGGTCAAAAACTTGCGCTCATCGGGCGCGACGTTCGTTGCCGTCCGGTGCTCGATGGACCGAATACCAATGATATGGCGGCGGCAGAGTTTGCAGCTGAATTTGGCTCAGAGGGAACTGGGCAAGATAAGCTTGCGATCATCGACCCTTGGTTTTTGAAAACCTACGACGGCGTGCAATCGCTCATGCCTGCTTCCATTGCTTTGGTGGCTGCCATGGCCTCAGTTGAAGGGTGGGAAAGCCCGCAAAATCGCGGCGTGCTTTGCGATGAAACCGCTCGCAATGTGTCATACAAAATCAATGACAAGACCACGCAAGCCAATTTCCTCAATAAGCATGGCGTGGTGACGATAGCGCGTACTCGAATGGGGGGCGTATCTATCATTGGTAACCGCTCAAACACGGGCCGCTTTCTTTCTCATGTTGGGTTGGAAGATTTGATGGCGCGTAAGTTAGAGGAAACCAGCCAACCACTGATGGGCAAACAGCTTACCGAGGAGTTTATGGGCCAAGTTGTCGATCGCCTGACGAACTGGGGCCAAAACCTCGTCGCCCAAGGCGTGATACCCGTCTTTAAAGCATTCCTACACCCAAGTAAAAACAATCTAGAGAACTATACCTCTGGGCGTTGGTACTTGTGTGTCAATTATGGCCGCTATGCACCGAATGAACACATGGTGTATGAAATGAGCGTGGATAACGGCCTTATCGAAACCTGGTTAGAAGAGGTGATTAATGGCTGATCGTATTCGCATGCGGATCGCGGCGCAGGTTGAATCTGTGCCAATGATGAACGAAATCGTCGAGTTCACTCCGGTGGATATTAAGACCAAGACGGTATCGAACGAGGGCGCTTTTGTTCAGTCTGAGGATGTCGTGGGGCTCGAGCCGCTTAAGTGGACGCTGAAAGTGCGTGGCGACCATAAAAAAATCCAAAACTCGCTGGGCCGTTTCTTTATGGATAACGCTCAGGTGAACGTCACGGAGAAGGGAAAAGACACAGATCAGGTTCAGTACGTGGAGGTGTATTCCATGTATGGGCCGATCACCAATATCAAGAAAGACGCAGTGAAAATGGGCGAGAAACCGACCGTTACCATCGAGGGCACCTGCAAAGCGTATAAGCTGACCGACACTGGCGCGGTCGTGCACGACATCAATGTCGATACAGGGAAAACCATTATTGGTGGTACCGACCTTATGGGAATGGCGGGCATACGTTAACCCATTAACTCAATCCGTATTTTGCCTCCAATCATGGGGGCATTTTTTTGGAAAAAATTCATGAAAAACCTAAGTAAACTGACGTTCTTCGCCCGTGAAAGCGTGGCTCTTAATACCATCACCGTCACCGAGTTTCGAAAACTTCCGCACATCGAAGCCGAGCAAGAGCTGACACCTAAGCAGCTCTTTGTGCAACGCAAAGCGGTGATCATGGCCTGCAGTGATTTAAAGCCAGAAGAATTTGAGACCTTAGCCGTACCGGACTTTAATCAATTGTATGAAGACATTTGTGATTTGATCTTAAAGCCATCCGACGAGCTCCAAGGCGATGTCCTGGATGGCAAGTCTGGCGGCTTTGATTTACTGCATCCTTTTGAAAATGAGGTCGGTGAAAAAATCACGCGCATCACGTTCACTATTCCAAAGGTAGCGCACTCTGAAGCCTTAGCCGAACTGACAGAAGATAAAGAGCGCGAAAACTTCATGTTTGAGGTGATCACAGGTCTGCAAACGTCCGATCTTAACTTCCTTTCCATTAACGACTACCTGGCGTTAAAGCCGCAGGTGGGCGCTTTTTTTCAGCAATCGGCGGCGTACTTTCGCCCAATGACGTCGAAAACCTAATTGACCTTATTCCCATGCATCGAAATACCTCTGAATCTGAATTAAGGCGATGGCCACAAGATGTTGCGGTGCGTCGATATGAGCTCATTTTGTCCAAACTTGGGGTAAATAATGTCTGAGAAAATCAACCTCGTTCTCAATACGGCGGTACACGGTTTAGAGCAGATTGTTTCAACCACAACCGCCACTGAGCGTCTTACCTCGGCATTAGAGCAGCAGCGCGGTGAGGTGATATCGCTCAACACTAAGCTCAAACAGATAAACGGGTTTGAGGCGGCGAAGAGAAGCGCAGGGAAACTGGCTGGGCAACTTAATACGGCGAAAGCCAATGTTGAGAAACTGGGGCGAGAACTCGAGGAAAATAAGCAGCGCACATCGGGTCTTAGGGTCGAATACAGCAAAACCCAATCTGAGATCAAGAAGCTAAATTCTCAGATGAAAAAGGCCTCGGGTGAGGGCGCGGTTGAATTAAAAAACCGTCTTAATGAAGCGCAAAAGCGGCTCGACTCTTTCAATGATGAAATTCATCAGGGCAAGGTCAGGACCAATGAGCTTAACCTGGCTTATAAATCGGCGAGTAAGCGCGTCACCCAACTGACGGACAAGCAATCTAAGCAAAGCGACAAGCTCAAACGTTTAGGCTCGGCATTAAAGGCTTCGGGTATACAGACCGAGCGTTTAAGTGATGAGCAACGAAAACTGGAAGCGCAGGCCGATAAAGCCACCACGGCAATAGCGAGACAGAATCGTCATTTGAAAGAGATGAAATCAATTCAGTCACGAATTGATAGCCGCGATGCCAAATTGGGTGAGATTGGTGGGCAAGCGGCGTCACTGACAATGGCGGCTGCGCCTATTGCAGCGTCGGTGTGGTCAGCGGTGAAGAACGAAAGCTCGTTCGCTGACGTGAAGAAAGTCGTGGATATGACACCAGAAGAAGCCAGCTCGATGCGCAGCTGGGCTTTGAAAACGTCAACGCAAACCCCGATGAGCGCGAATGACATCAATGCGATGTTGGCAGCGGGTGGCCAAAGTGGCATTAAGGACCAATCCGAGCTTAAACAGTTTGTGTTGGACTCGGCGAAAATGGGCGTCGCTTTTGATATGGAAGCTGAACAAGCCGGTGAGACGCTCGCGGTGTTTAAAGCGGCGTTAGGATTAGATCAAAACGGGGCGATGGGCCTTGCTGGTCTCGCCAACCACCTATCGAACAACTCGAATGCAAAAGGCAAAGATATTGCCGGTGTAATTGCTCGCCAAGGCGCGTCAGCCAAAATGGCGGGGTTCTCCGTTCAAGAGGCCGCTGCACTTTCGGCGTCGATGCTTTCTGCAGGTATGGGCGAAGAGCGCTCGGCAACCGCACTTAAGAATATTTCCGGTCGCTTAACGCTTGGCGGCGCAGCAACCAGAGCGCAGAAAACCGCGTTATCCACCATCGGCTTTGACTCCGTCAGTCTCGCTTCATCCATGCAAGACGATGCTTCGGGTACCTTACTGCAAGTGCTTGAAGCGATAAAAGATGCGCCATTAGAAGAGCAAAGCGCACTCATCACTCAAATCTTTGGTGAGGAAGCCAAAGGGGCGGTGGCGTCATTGGCGGGAAACACGGATCTGTTTCGCAAAACACTCACGTTGGCCAAGCAAGGGCAAGATATTCATATTCAGTCATTACAAGACGAATATGAGGCGAGGGTAAACACCAGTCAAAACGGCATCTCTCAATTCATCAATAAAGTGAACCGGCTAAGCGTGGTCATTGGCAGCGCGCTTTTACCGGCGCTTAATTGGGTGCTCGAGCCTCTGGGTGATGGCATCACTTTATTAGCGGACTTTGCTGAAGCGAACCAGGGCGTGACTGCTGCAGTGGGCATTGGCGTTGCTGGCTTGATCGCATTAAAAGGCGCGATGTTAGCCGGCAAAGCCGCTTCGCTTATCTTTGGTAACACGCTGGATAAAGGGCGCTTGTTTCGAAAGGGCTTAAACCGCGAGACACAACAAAGCGGTCGAGCAGCGGCGTACGCAACCAAGCAACTGAGTCGATTGAATCAAACCATGATGAACATGGGTTCTGGTCGCGGTACCAGTGGTCGACGGTCAAGAAGAACAATGCCTCCGGCCAGATTGCGATCACGAAATCCATTAGCGCGAGCCTACAACGTAGCTGGCACCATGATGACTGCCAACAACGGGGCATTGCCCTTGGCACTAGGAGGAGGTGCGTTGGCCATGACACCTGCAATCGCCATGGCGCAAGACGGCATCGGATTGGCTGGCGATATCGCCCAAGGCGCGGGTAAGTTAGGGGTTGGTAAGTTGCTTAGGCCATTAGATATGGCAATCAGTGCCGGCAACATTGCGACTGCCGTGACTGAGGGTGACACCAAAACAGCGATGACCGAAGGTGGTGGTTTGCTTGGCAGCATGGGCGGCGCGGCACTTGGCGCAAGCATTGGCACCATGATCTTCCCTGGTGTGGGTACTGTGATTGGTGGCCTTGCGGGTTCGCTGATTGGCGATCTCGGCGGCGAAATGCTTGGGGGATGGTTTGGCGACAAGTTAGATGCTCCAGATGACAAACTCATGGCATCAGAAACCGTCTCTGAAAAGTTGGTCGAGAAAGAGAGAAGTGACGCCCGCGTAACACCCAACGTCACGTTCAAAACGGATGTGGCCATTCAAGCCGCACCAGGCATGGACGAACAACAAATTGCGGCCCAGGTCAGTGCTCAAATCGAACAACAAATGAAGGCCCAATACGAGGTTTTCACTGGGCTTACCATCGATGATTCCATCAGCGTATCAGCGATTGATAGGGGGTAACTATGCATCATTTAGTGATCGGGGAATTCGTGTTTTCGGTTGGAGATAAAACGCCCATTACCAAGTTTGATAGGACGACGGTGGGCGCTTATTCCGAGATTGGCCTGATTGATAATGCGCGCTCTGAACGAACCGGCAGACCACTTGAAACCATCGACATCACCGCAAAGTGGCTGCAATACCATTCGGCGAAGTCAGTGGATGCCATGCGAGCTTTGATTGATGAGCCTCAACAGGTCAGTGATGGTCAGGGCTTTAACCTTGGCCGTTGGACTATTAAGCAGATCAAAGAAGGGCGAAGCGAACTTATCCATGATGGCCGCGCCATGGTGACAGACGTGTCCTTACAATTATTGGAGTATCGAGGATGAAACGATTAGCCAACAAAGGCGAGTTGATCACCGACTTACTTTTCAAACAAACAGGCCAAGACAGTGATCAATTAGAAGTCGAGTTTTATCGCCTCAATCCGCACGTTCGAGGCGAAATCTTCACTGCAGATACCTACGTTTCTATTCCAGAAATATCGACAGTAAAACCCACTCAATCCGTTACGAGGTCTTGGGACTGATGTTCAAACTTATCGGTAAAAATAGCGAGCTGTTATTGGCTCGCCTGAAATCTTGGCGCTTGTCAGATGGCAACGGCATTGAGGGGGACAGCCTCTCATTGACGATCAATTCTGATGATATCGAAGGCATTCCACCAAAGGGTGAGCAGTACTCGGTCTATTTGGGTGACGTGCTGCGTGATGAATTTCAAATATCAAAGCGTTCTATTAGCTTGCATCCCCGTGAGGTGGTGTTGGTGCTGTCTGTTGCTCCGTTTAGCATCAAAGACGAAACCGGATATCGAGAGCGTAAATCGATGAGTTGGGATAACACAACCCTGGCTCAAGTCGTGGCAGACAATGTTGCTCCTCATGGCTTTCAAGCTTTTGTGCATCCGAGATTACAAAAAATTGAAATCGCGCATCTCGATCGAACCGATGAAAGCACGCCGTCGTTTTTGTACCGGCTTGCCAAACAATACGATGCGGTGGCCAAGCCCATCGATGGCCGCTTTATATTTGCGCCCAAAGGCGAGGCGAAAAGTGCCAGTGGCAAAGACATCGAGGCAGTGACGTTGTCACAGCCAAACGGGAACAATCCCCAGCTACCGAACTTCATTAATGTCAGCATCGACCTTGATGGTCGTACGGATGTCACTGGTGTTAAGGCCTTTTATCTTTCAACTGAAGATGGCACGCGCCAAGAAGTGAGAAAAGGGAAAGCGCCGTTTCGAACCATTGGCAAAGACAGAAATAGTAAGCAGGAGGCAGAGCAAGCGTGTGCGAGCGAACTAAGAAAACTGCAGCGAGAGGGGCGAAAACTCAGCATAGAAGCGCCGCCCAATCCCGCTGTGTTTGCCGAGGGTTTGCTGGTTCTCGACACTTCTTTCCCTGGCGTATTTCAAGGAACCTGCTCAATCGACAGTGTTTCGTTTTCTGGCCAAGGTCTACAGCCAAGGCGAATGAGCATCAAAGCCACGTTAACGGGGGAATAGAATGATCACGTTGAATTCTGGCGTTCATTACACATCGACGGTCCGCTGTAAGATCTCTGATGCGCAGATCAAAAGACATTCAAAACGCCGTCATGTGAGACAGCTGAAGGACGAACGATACTCGGTGTATTTGCGTTACAAGAAAAACAGAGAGCACGGCTCTTGGGTCTTTTATGAGTACAGCGGCGGTAAGCAAACTGCCCATGTTTTTGGCAAGTACCCAAACTTAAGCGCCAAGTTCATCCCTGAAGTGGTGGAGCACATCGTAAAAGAACTCTCCACCGGTGTTCGAGCTCGCTCTAATGAGTTTATTACCGTCGATGAGCTTTTGGTCTGGTATTTAGATATGGAAGCTCGCAGCGGACTCATATCAAAAGGCCGCCTTACTTCACTCAAGGCCATGATTGAAAATCACCTTATCTCTTGTCTTCACGGTGTGGAGATTGCCGGGCTTTCCCATCGTGAAGTTGAAAAGCAGCTGATGAAGCCCTTGCGTGAGGGGATGTACTCAATCAGTTATATTCGCTCCATCTTCCAGGCATTAAAAGTGGCCTTTAACCGGGCAAAAAAGATGAACAAGATTGGACACAATCCACTTAACGACATGGTGTTTACAGACTTCCTAAAGGCCAAAATCCAGCCGAAAGGATGTAAATTACTCGTTGGCCACACTCCCGACTTACTGCAGCAATTTGGTGATGCCGAGCCTTTAACCCGAATGTTGTGTTTGATGATGCTTAGCCACGGAACGCGGATTGGAGAAACCCGTAAGGCGAAGTGGTGCAACGTTTGTTTTGTTACCAAGCGGTGGCGAATACCGGTGCGTGACACAAAGACAAGGAAAGAGATCATATACCCACTGACCGATGAATGGGTCACTCTGCTGCAAGCCTACAAAGCATGGCAACTGGCCAACGGTTATAAAGGGAACAACCTCTTTCCTTCCTGCAAGCGCGATCGAAGCCCACTATCCAGTGCCACGGCAACTCAGATGGTAAAGACGGTAGCGAAGGGGAATTGGACCGCTCACGACTTAAGAAAGCTCGCACGGACTGTATGGGCCGACATTGGTATTGATTACCTGGTTGCAGAGACACTATTGAATCACGCCAAGGGAAAACTCGAGCAAGCGTACATTCACACTCACATCGAACTGCAGAAGTCAGAAGCCCTTAAAACCTATCATTTGTGGCTAAAAAATTGCTGGCGAAGCTGTTATATACCTGATTTTTAAAAAATCTTCATCTTCAAATTCATCATTAAAATCAACAACTAAACGCCATTTAAAATTTAATTGCAGAGGACAGTATTAGCATGGGTAATTTTGAGCAAAAAGGTGAGCTGAATCACATTTTAGTGGCCGCTGCGCAACTTGCTCCGCACCAGGTGAAATGGGTGAAGTTAAGCAAGACACAATTAAAGGTATTGGATTCGATAAAACAGGGGGAAGAAGTGACAGCGCAACAAATTTCTGAACGATGTAATTTGTCACCGAGTTGGGCAAGTTCTAATTTACGAAATTTATATCAGAGATGTTATCTGGCAAGAACAAATGTTGGATTGGATTTTGGAGGAATAGAATTTAGGTATCGTCGTTTGATTTCTTGCCGCTCCACATTCAAAGAGACGAGCGTTTAAGCGTGCTGACGCCGTGATGAGGGCGAAACGGGGTGGGGGATTTATATCTACAAATCAATCACATAGGTTCTTCTGGGCGCTGCAGGAATTCAAACGCGGCTACAGCTCGCGAAATGAAAATTTTTCGGGTCATATGGCCACCACCACTGGCAAGGCGCTTAATGGTGAAAACTGAGCTTAACTGCTGAGCGTGATGCGTAACGCAGGGGAGGAAACTCCTTGTTTGCAAAAAAAACGCGTGGTACAAATGCCACGCGTTGCGAATCAATCTTAAAAGACTGTTAGGTTTATTTTCCACCCACATTGTGCACTCTGATATATCTATTCGCACAGTCTCCTTGACTATCATAACCAATGTAAGCCGGAGTTTTAGAGGTATGAAGTGTAAGTAGCCTCGAAAACATTCTGTTTGCAGCGGCCTCTTTTAAGTCCGAACCAATAGCGAAATATTCAGGGTTACATGATGGGTGTGATGTTGGTTGGTTCGCCAACTTAAATAAAACTAAACCACTTGGGTATGTATATATATGGGTAATATTACCTTCAGTATTTTTATCATATCCGGCCCAAGCTGTTGATGAAAACACCATTAAAAAACATAAAAACAAACGCATATTAACTCCTTTATTTAGCTTTCTTTTTATTAATAAAATCTAACGCTTTGTGAAGGGGCGAGCAGCATAATACCGAGGCACCCGTGTGCCACCTTAAAAACCAAAACCAACGCATAGTAAAATGCCATGCGTGGTGAATCCGGCTTGAAGCTTTTGTTATATCTTTTACTTGGACTACTTATCTACAACATAGTTAATTTTGCAGCGATCGGAAATTTTTGATACTTCAGGGTTGGTTTGTATACAAATAGGGGTTTTGGCCATTTTTGCAGAGAGTAAAAAGCTATAAACAAGCTCCCTATTGTTACCTTGCTGGGATAAATAGAACCCACCTGGACAAGCAGAAGGATTGTTGTCAAGCAGTACCCACACACCATAAGTATCGCCGCCTCCAACCCATGTGAACATTTTGTCTACGTTCCCACAATAATTAGACCAAGCAAACACATTAAAACTCATTAAATAAATAACTGCAGCAATAGAGAATCTCAT